CAGAAGACTGCGCCGCATCGATCCCGCCCGCGATAACTAAATCCATTCCGTTTTTGGCAAGCTTCATCGCGTCTTCGACGTCGAAGCCCGCTTGAACATAGTTCGCGGTCGATTCAAGAACGGCGGAACTTGATTCGCCATAGGCGCTTGAAAGATCCATCGCGGCGACCTTCGCGGCTTCCAAGCCTTCGACATTGTCCCCGACTACCTTCTTCAGTTCGATATAAGAACTTTCGAACTGCATTGACTCTTTATAGGCAAGCGCAAGACCGCCGATAGCCATCGCGCCCAAAGCGGCGTCAAGCTTCGCAACGTTCGCGGTCAGATCCGCGAAGGGTTGCGCTACTGTTCCGACCCGGTAGTTTAATTCGTCCAAGTCGCGACCGACGGACGTTATAGCTGTTCCGGTCCGGTTCGTTCCCTGGAATAGTATTTCTATAGTCCTGGTTAGGTCTGCCATTTTTCGCGAGCCTTTATAGATTCTTCGCGGTCGGAATAGTACCGACCCCATAGGATTCGTTCTGTTTCGGTAAGGAACCCTTGCGGGAAGATGTCCGGGAGAAGTTCGAACAAGAACCTTTGTCCGCCGCCGCCGCCCTTGGAGCCTAACGCTAACGCGTCGCGGACCCTATCATTATTCCAAAGGCGGTCTATTCCCCCAACGTGGGTTGGCCTACCCCCGTCAATTCAAGGATTTTAGACGTCAAGGAGTAAAACGCCTCCGGATGTGCGTTGAACATCCGGACGCAATCCGGTCTATCAAACGGATGGCCGACAAGCCCGAACTCAAGGACCGCCAATCGATAGACCGCGTCCCCAGGTAGCGAATCGGAAAGGCCCAGTTTTTCTTTCAAAGCGTCGACGGCTTCCGGAACGGTCCCGCCCGCGAACTTCTCAATAACTTCGTTCAAGGCGGTGTTCGTCTTAACCCGTTCTCGCGCGGTCGCGACTTCTTCGCCGGTAAGGCCTTGAACCTCGATTTCACAAGTTTCCGCGCCTTCGTCCGCAAAGGCGGACAACGAAGGAACATTGACCTTCGCTGTCCGCCGTTGAAACTGCGCGTTCTTGAATTTCTCAAAGTTCATGATTAACTCGCGAACTCAACCGAAGGCTGTTCGCAATAAAGCGTAGCTTCGATCTTGTTTTGCTCCCCGGCAGGAAAAACGCGGTTGATACCAAGCATTCCCTGCGTTAGCAGGTAGGGGGATTTGTTGGCGTCCGGGAAAAACTTTACGGTGATAACCTCGTTTCTTTCGCGAACGATCCCGTCCGTAACGCCATTCTCAGCGAATACCGTAAAGGAGCAATCGCCGATAGAATCCGCCTTCATGGAACCGATAGCCCCGGAAACCCCGGACCCTTCGTAAAGGCTTTCGCTCGACTTCGAAACGGAAACTTCGGCCGCTGAGAAGTCCGCCGTCTTCGGCATGGTAGTGAAGTTCGGACTGTAGTATTTAAGATAGATCCTTTTTGCAACGCTTCCGGTGTGAGCCAAGGGAAGCGCGGCGTTCAGCTTGATATGCGCGTTCTTCTCGGCGGCGGTGTCGGCATAATCGCCCTTGCCAATGGGGAAGACTTCGGCAATCGGATAGGCCGCATATTCGGCGTGGACGTTCGCGTCCTGGAATATTTCGCCCGCCGCGATAACAGCCGAATCCTGGCTGTCCATCTTGACCCAACCAATTTCGACGTTGTCGACCGGGATCAAAGGAGGCCCGCCGTTCGCGCCGCGCGTTGCAGAAAAGGAAGTTCCTTCCGTTCCTTCAACTTCATCAATCGCCCCGGTTTCATCCATGACAATTGAAGAAATTTTATAGTCAGAAACAGAAGGCCGCGTGACCGTAATAGTAGTCGCGGAAACTTCCCAAAGGGTCCCGCCTTCGTAGGCCGTGAAGGCCGCGACCGTTACCTTGTCGCTGTCGGCATGGGGAGAAAGGACGCGGAGTCCGTCAACGATTCCATTCGGTCTAAGATAGTCATCGGCGGAATAGCCAGACTTATTCGACCATACGGCCCCGCCGGAAATGGTAAAAATTTTATGATCCCCGCTATCGGTCATCAAGGCGTAATCAACCGCCGTTTGTCCAAGTTCGACTTGGATTAATGCGTTTTTAGCTGTCGGCATTTTGCTTCTCCTTTTTTATGTTCAGTTTTTGGAACTTCTCAATCAAAAAAAACTATACGGCCGTGTATGGGTCCCCGGATTCGGTTTCGAAGACATAGTCAACTGTCATACCAATAACGACTATGTCGGCTTGATCCCCCTCCGGATATTCATCGACGCCGCCGGACCGGTAAACAATGGCCGAAACGTTCGACGGGTTAATGGAAAAAACGGCCTTGTGAATTTCTCCTAGGACGGCTTCGCCAAGCTCCGAAGGGTTCGCCGAACCAATTGCAACAAGCGAAGAGAAGTCGACTTGCATCGTTTTTAGGTCGGCCCCGTAGACCGTTTCTTCCGAATATTCCGGCCTAGGCAAAATGGTAATCAATGGCGGCGGGTCTTCGTTCGGGTCAAAATGGGTTATCCCGCGATGGATGGACGCGCCATCCAATGCAACGAAGTCCTCATAGTTCGTCAACCCCGTCTTAAGCGCCGCGATAATCTTTTCCCGAATGGTGTCGGCCATTATGCCAAATCCTTCAAAACTGCGTCGGTTTCATGTTTAATATTTTTGTCAAGGCGCTCTGAAGCTTGAGCCTTCAACCTGTCCCAATTTTCGCGCGTGTTGTAAACCTGTTCCGGATGCGGAGCGTAAAGCGCTTCGATAGGATACCGGCCCGCCCGCGTCCCGCCTGTTTTCACTCGCCGATAGGCAAGGATCTTCTTTGATTTTTGAGCTTTGTTTTTAAAACCATGTTTAATTTTTTGGCGACCGGTCGACTTCTTGACGTCGACTGAAAGGCCCGTCGTGATCTGCCGCGTTCCCAACATATCAGTAAGGTGGACCCTAGGACCGACGGAAATCGTCTTGGCTTCAAGATTCGAATAGGTCGCGCGCTTTACCGTGATCCTTTTACGAACGACGGCCGCTTTGTAATTATACTTCTCGCGTGAAAGCGCGACCATGTCGGTTTTAACGCCATCGGCGGCCCGGTTAAGCGCTCGCGAGAAAGCGCGCGGGAACCCGTCCTTAATGCCGATAAGCGTCGCCTTCGCTCGCAATAAATCGGCTTGATTAAGCTTGATTTTCGAACTGTCAACCGGTGTCGCCATAATTAAACCTGGATCGTCTTTTCGACCAAATCGACGGACCATACCGGACCGTGAGAAACAGGGTTCGCGCCAACCTTATAAACCTTGCCCCGAAAGGTTACGACGTCCCCCGCCTTCGGTCTTGAAACGTCCTGGCTTGAAATCAAAACCGTAAAGACGGGAACGACGAACCCAGGAAACCCGGTGTTCTGATCGGTTGCGACTGTTTCAACGGCGAGAAAGCTCTCGCCGTTGTAAACAATCGCTTCGGCGAAGTCGTCTTCGTTGAAGAAGATTTCCTTATCCGCCGCTATTTGCTGTTTAAGCGTCAATGTCTTAACCCATGGTTACAAGACAAGAGTTCTGCCAGAATCCATAACCAACGTTCCGCCATGAATCGATACCGATCTGAACCGCATCGTTATCAAAGGCGTATTCGCTATCGAACCATTTTGTCTTAGTTTCGACCGGCTTCTCTTCCTGTCGAATAAAAGACTTCAGATAGCTATCGGTACGGAAGACGGCGAAATTCGCGGTCCAACTGGAAAGGCGCGGGTTCGCCATGACATCGACTTTAAATTTCTGCTTTAAAGCCTGAAGCGCGCTTTGTGTTTCAGCTACCTGAACGGGAGTCGCGACCGCCTGAAAGGCAACGTTCATCAACGAAACCGGAACCATAACGAGAAAAGACGTCGCGTCTTCGTTCATGGGTTCGCCCTGGTCGTCTACAAATCCGACGATAGCTTCTATGGCCTTCGCGATGGAGAACTGCATTTCAGCGACCGCCGGAAGGGTAGTCGTCCCGGCCGTAGCTACCGGAAGCGCGGAAATGTCAACGGTAATATCGTTCGACTGAGAACCGCTGTCGCCTTCTTCATGGTCGGTATCGAAGAAGTATTGTCCGTCGTAGCATTCCGTTGAAGCGCCGTTGATAATAAGAGTCGACAAGAGGCTTGCCCAATGGGTGTTGGCCCGCTTCGCCATTTCCTTGATACGAACCAAGGCTTGCCCGCTATGGTCCCGGCGAAGATGGCGAATCAGAATATCGATGGTCGCTTCATAATGCTTGTTGCGAATCGTGAAAGCTTCTTCTCTCATCTTCTTGGCGTTACGGCCGCCGATCCATTCCCGCATGGCGGGAGTCTGACCAAGCCAAGCATACTCTTCGTATGCCTGATCGCTGGTAAAATAGTTTGAAACGGCGTTGATCCATTCCGCGCCAAGCGCAACGGCCAAGGCCTTGTAAAAGGTCCCGATAACCTGTCGTTGTGTAAGTTTTTCCATTTTTCTTTCTTCTCCTTTTCAGGGATGGATTTTATTTTTAAAAAGTTTTTGCTTCGCCCCGCGCTAAAGCCGGTTCAGCTAATTAGCTCTCCATGCTCCAGGTTCCGGAAAGCTCCGTTACCTGCCATCCGGTGGCATCGCCATAAGCCAAATCGGCGTAATCGCCCCGGCGGGCCGTTGCCTTCGCTAAGAGAAGGTCTTTATTATCGGCGGCGGCCAAATCAGGGCCCTTGATACCGTCGCTCGCGTTCGGAGAGATAGCGAGTCCGACCGTTCCATAGGCCCCGCCGTTCTGGATTCGAACGTGCATCCCCTCAACGGCCGGAAGCGTGATCGTCTTGTCGTCTGCCGTAACGATGATAACCTTTCCGGTGTCTTGAGCGTCCAGGGTTTTATTTGCGGCGGTCGATTCTGCCGTCAGACCTTCCAGGGGATCTTGCAGGACCCCGGCGTTAAATTCGACTTCCATATAACCGGACGAGACGAACCGACGCGCGAAGCCGATAAAAACGCCGCCGGTTTTGATAAAGCTGAAGGTGTCGTCATCGCTGGCGTAGACGGGTTGCCCGACGTCAGTAATAACGGCCCCGGAAACGGCGAGAACAACGGTCCCGCTTTTGATAACCCGGACGTTGATATCAGCGGCGGAACCGTCGCTATTGTCGGCTTTCTCTTCCGCGAAACCGACGAAACGGTCGGAACTGGTCAGCGGTTGTGCATGGCCCGAAGCGTCGACAATGCCGACGGCCGCGCCTTCATAGATGATATCTGAAGCGATAACCGGAAACTCGTTCCGTTCGCCCAGGACGAGAGTTCTCTGCTTGTTGTCAGACAAGGTTGTCATTTTTTACCTTCCTTTTTCTATTCGGTTTTTGGTATTTTTGATCCTAAAAAAAACGCTTTTACTTCTTCCCGCCAAAGGTCTTGACGGAACCGGCTTCACTCGCCTTCATGTAGGCCGCGAAGGCTTCGAAATCGCCGTCAAATTCTTTCCGGGTTGCGGCGTCCGCATCCCATTCGGCTTTCACGCGCTCATCAAGAGGAAGATCCGGATCGATCTTCTTCTTGTCCTTGGGTTCCTGTGCAGGCGGTTCCGGCTGGTCAACGGGTTCGATACCGTCTTCGTTCATCTTGTTTTTGACGCTGTCCCTGACGGCGCGTTCGGCGTTCAGGATAACGACCGCCGCTTCGGGACCGGTTGTCTTGCCGTCATAGGCAAGCTTGTTGACAAGCTCTTCATGACCCGGCAAGGCCTGAGCCTGAACGTCCTGAATCCTGGCAAGCTCCGCCTTCGCTCCTTCGGCCTTCCCGGCCTCGACGCCCAGGTTAAAAAGCTGGTCATAAAGCTCCGGGTACTTTTCCTTCAGTTCTGCTAAATTCATTTTATTTTCTCCTTCGTTTAAGTTTTGCGGCGAATCCGCATTTTTTAAAAAAGGTCGTATTTCCTCCGGGATCTTGCGAAAGTTCTTTAGCGTCTCAAGGAACGACCGATTTTTTGGTTTGTCCGGTTCCGTCTTTCCGGTGATTATATCGGCGAAGCCCTGATCGACGGCCTCGTCGGCGGAAAGCCATGTTTCCGCGTCCATCATCATAGAAAGGTCTTCCGTATCAATCCCGGTTTTCAGGTTGTAAACATCGACAAGACTTTTCTTGACTTTTCCCAGGAACTCGGCGGCCTTAACGAAGTCGTCTTCTTCTCCACCGATAACCATCCAAGGGTTGTGGATCATCAAAAACGCGTTTCTTGGCATTTCCACCGTTTCACCAGCCATGGCGATGATTGACGCGATTGACGCCGCCAAGGCATCTATCTTGACGCGAACCGTCGCGGAATGCTCCATAAGCGCGTTATAGATTGCAAGGCCCGCGAAGACGGACCCGCCTTCGCTAAAAATCTTGACGTTTATCGTCTTCGCGTCAATGCTCCGGATCGCGTTGACAACATCTTTCGCGTCAAGCTCTTCCCAATAGTCGCCGATAATCCCATAAATGAGAAGTTCGGCTTCTCCGCCGCCCTGGTTCCTGATTTCAAATTTATTAGTTTTCATTTCCGGCCCCTTGGTTTTGATCTTGAACAAGTTTATCTTCCCTTCTCTTCCTTTCTTCCTTCGCTTGTTGTTCGTGGTTGCGTTCCCAATCGGTCCCATTTATGTTAGCGGCTTCAATCGTCCGGGTTGAGAAACCTTCCTTGACCCGTTCGGCGGCTGCTTTTACTTCAACCGTTTCGTTAAGCTGACCTTTCGTCGGCCCGACGAAATCGCAACCAAGGTAAGCTTTCCTTATGATCGGATCGGAAAAGAAACCCGGCGCGGGAACCCGCCCGGAAGCTACGGCTTCCCACAAGAAGACCTCATAAACCAACATCAAGAAGTCGTCGTATATCCAACGCCTTTCGGACATAACAAATTTCCAGAACTCATTCAGCGCCCCGCGCGCGGCTGAATAAGACGATTGAAAGTGTTTTATGAGAACTTCAAAAGGGATTTCCAACGCCATCCCGACTTGACGGAAAATAGCTTGAACGAACGGATCAAAGCTTGAATTAGGCCGCCCCGGATTCGTTTCTTTAATCGTCTCGCCTTCACCCAGGCCAACGACAAGACCGGGCCCAAGTTTTATGTCGTCGTCGCCTTCGCGCCCGCCGGTTTCGTCTCCCAGGTTGCTATAATCGAAATCGGTTGTCCCGGTTTCGCTTTCGATAAAAACCGTGAAGAAGCCCGAAATCACCGCCGCCATTATTTCGGCTTCGGTATAGCGGCCCAACTGTTTGATTGTCTCAATGATCGGCGTTAGGTCCGGGATACCCCGGCTTTGCCCAGGCCGGTACTGTTTAAAAAGATGGATAACGTTGCGAAGGCCCGTCTTGGCCCCGAATGCAGGGATTTTACTCCAAGACTGAGCCGAACTGTTCTTGTAATCGCCGGGATGATATTTCGCGATATGATAGCGGACCGGCGCGCCGTATTCGTCTTTCTCGACGCCGCCGCGAAGCTTTTCATCGTCCATGGCGTCGTCTGCATTGCAAAGCCTGTCGCCTTCGATAACCTGGATCTTTAAGGCGTAGGGAAAGCCCTTCCGCTTTACTTTGGGAAGAAGGATAATAACATCGCCATTTACAAGCGCTTGATGGTATGCTTGCCGGGTCAAGGCGTGGCCGTTGCAAGTCCTGGCGACGTCGCAATCTTTCGACTCCCAAAAGAGACGCCATTCGCGTTCGGTCGCTCGTTCCCAGGCGTCGGCCTGATCTTCCGTCATGCCCAACGCGTCGCGGTCGATATGGGAGCGAAGCCGAAGCCCGGACCCGATAACGTTCGTTATCTTGGTTTTGATCGCTCCCGAAGCGATAGGATTATTTCTGTCAAGCTCGCGGCTTCGGTTCCGAAGCTCCGGAAGGTCAAAAAGAAGGTCGCCGTCTGGATCTTCTCCTAACGGATTCCATTCTTTTAAAGCCCGGCGAACCTTACTCGCGCCCTCGTACTTGTTCAGGGCGTCCAAGGCAAGCCTAGCTCTTGCCCGCCTTGCGGCCCGGACCGGCGAAACGGCTTCAATAGCCCTATCAAAAAAATTTCGCTTGATCGGTTCCCGTCGTTTCTTTCTCATATCGGCGTAGCTCCGCGAATACTGATCCCGCCGCGAGAAAGGCGGTTTACAATTTTATTCCATTTATCAATTGATCTTTCGATAGCCTCAAGATCGGCCATTCGTTTTCTTTGGTGCATACCGGCCGAATACTCTTGAGCCTCTAAGGCCGCGTCATACGCCGCCATGGCTTTTGTAAGCTTATCCTGCGCTTGTTCTAGTGTGATCCCCGCCAAAATAGAAAGCCCCCCTGTAAGGTTACAGGAAGGCTTTAACATAGGGTTTCTTGTAAAACTTCCGGACTTTGTCTTATTTATGGAAGTTTTGCGGAATTTTTATTTAATTTTGCCGAAATCTTTTTTCTTGACAGTCCTTTTCGGAAGGGTCGACCTTCGGCGGGTTTCGTGCCGAATCCAATCTTCAATATTATCTTTATGAGCGATATAAACCCCGTTTTCGATTAAAACCGGCATCCCCATTGTTATAAACTTCTTCATGATATATTCGGAAACGTTTAAATACTCCCGAAGGGATTCTTTGCCGTATAAAAGGCCTG